CTATAATCTACTAGATCAGGTTCATATTCAATCTCATACTCTTCTGTTTCTTCAGTATTTATAAGATTAATATTTTCTTCAGATTTATCTGAGCTTTCTGTAGTATTATCTTCAAACACATTACCCATATCTGTTAATTTTTCAATCAATGCAGTATACTTATCTTTTGTAGATATTGTTTTTCTTGCAGTAGTTGACCATTGTCTATCACCATTTTCTACTAATTTAGGATGACGATCAATTACAAATTTATCACCACGAGTTTCTGATTCAGGAACATAATAACAATATTTTGGTATCATTTTGTGTGTTATACCACAATTTTGCGGCAATTTGCATTTTAATCCACGGGTACCAACGTCAAGTAATTTTTTAGCCGTCTTTTTTTCATCTTCATTAAATTCAGTTTCATCTAGTTTTTCACAGTCAACTAAATTTTCATTAATAATTCTAGCTGGATATCCTGATATTTTTAATATTTCATTAAATGATTTTGTTAATTCATTTCTTTTATCAATATCATCAACATCTTTTATTTCTTGTAATTCAGGATATGTTTTTTTAATTTCTTCTAATTTCAATATGGCAAATTTTAGTTTTGTTTTAAGATCAATACTTTTTGACTTTGTTGTTTCTACACGAATTCTATTTCCATCCCCTAATTTGATGTCAATTGAAAAACGTTCACCATGTGCTCCACTGGCTTTACGGTAGTAAATATTCTTAGGAATTGTCTGTGGGTCTATGTCACACCCCTCGGGTAATTCAATTGTTCGTTCTCTTTTTGCTTGATTTATATTTTGATGAGTTTGGGTTAATATTCGCAAATTTTCACATCTATTATCACGACCTATTCGATTTATGTGATCGACAGTGTGATGTTGGCCTTTGCCGTTGAATGATAATCGGTTCATGACTAGGTTGTGTAAGCCTAAATCACGTCTTCGTTTTTTTTCTTTGTCTTCATAATAGGTATGACCAATATAACCATTTGATTCAAAATGCCATTGTCTATGTATTATTTGTTCTTTTTTATCAAAATCAACGATAAATAATTTATCACTGCCTTTATATACAGTATATACTACTATGTATTTTTTATTATTGTATTCAACACATTTATGATTTATTGTTTTTTGGTATATTTTTTTAGTAATAGTTTTAGTAATTATTTTTGATACTATTATTTTTTCTTCGCCGATTTCTTCTGTAACATTTTTATTAAGAGACATTTTATTTAATATATTTATTAAATAACATATCTTTATATTTGTCCGACAAATATATTTCAATTTTATTAATTGCCTTAATTTGAATAGGCTAACCCGGCCATGCCCGACATAACTCTGAGCACGTTATAGTTAAACGCATAGATGTTGAGGTCGCAGTCTGTGTTGAGGTATAAGTTCTTGAATGTTGTCGCTGATTCGTTGGCACGGCCGAGTGTTAACGCAAGGGTGGCGTTATCGATACGGGAGAAGTTGCATGTGCCTGAAGGTTGGTGTTCTTCGGGTGTGAGGGCGAATGAGTATACGTTAACGCCGTCACTGGGTGTGTTGGAGAAGCATTGGTAGGGTTGAACGTAGTTGAAGTAGTCACCGTCACGTTGGTCGAATCTGTCGTGGCCGTTGAGTTGGAGGAGGCCGAGTTGGACAGGGTTTTCGGATCTGTCGAGTTGGAGACCGTAGTTGTCGTATTGGTATACTACGATGTCGCTGGCGGCGGCACCATCGCCAGTTTGGCGACGGACGACACCCGCACCAACATTGGCTTCAATTAAGTCCGCTGAGAGAGACGCAATTTCGATGGGGAGGAGAGAGCCGGTGATTGTTACGTTGTCTGTAACGAAGAGGTTGGCATCAACAACGATAGCGGCGGCATTGTTGAAGTAGGCGGCGTATTCAGTGTTTAATGACGCATTTCCAGCGACAAAGTCACCTGTGATCTTGATGTTACCGCTTGTTTCAACGGCACAGAAACCAAGGATGAAACGCTTTGTCGCTTCTAAACGCATGGCAGCGGCATCTGTGGCATTGTAGCCTAAGAAACGGTTGCCTGATGTGTAGCGGCCTAAGCGAACTACCCACGCAAGGAACTTGCAAGGGTGGTTGAATGAGAGGCGAGTGCGTGTGTTGACTGTGTTGACTGATTCAGTTGAGGGGAATTGAACTTGTTCGATGAGGTATTCGTGTGTGGCTTGGGCGAAGCGTTTGCGTTCTTCTTGGTCGAGGTAGATGTAGTCTACCCAGAGTGAGGCATCGAGTGTGGGCTTTGTTGTCCATGTAAGGGCTGAGCCTGAACCGTATTGGGATACAGTTAAGTATTGGAGTTGAACAAATTCGAAATAGACACGGACTTCGTGGTATTGGAGAGCGATAAGGGGGATGCCGAGGCCATCGTGTCTGCAGTTGAAGAATTGGAGGGGGACGTTGACGACGTATGAATCGTGTGTTGTTGCAAGGTCTGTGTTGTCTGAAACATTACCAACCATGCGGGAATAGCCACGTTCTTGGCCAACCTTGTGGGTGAGTTCATACCAGATGTTGAGCCAGTCACCGTATTGTTTGTCGATTTGTGTGCCGCCGATTTCGAGGTAGTAGTTGTCGACGATGGCGTGGCCTACGTTGGAAACCCAGCCCCATTGTGTGGTGCCAGCGTTACCGGCACCGAGGGTGGCACGGAGGTACATCTTTGTAACGACGTCGGCGTTACGTGTTAATTGGACATTGGCACGAGCGCCGAATGTGGGTGAGCCTGTGAATGTTTGTTCGATTGATTCGGAGGCGAAGTTTGTGTGTCTTCTGTAAACGCACTGAACTTTAATAATAATATTATTAAAGTCGTAGTCCCCAAGGTTTCCCAAGGGGGTGGACTATATCTTAAGCTGTCATTGAAATTTAGTTAGAATTTCTCGAGCCCACTCGCATTTAGTCTCTGAACTGCATCCATAGATCTTACTATATTAATTACTTTGACATAATTAAAACGATCTTTAGGACTTGGCTGCGGATTTGCGATTTCATTAATTTAATATACGATACTTCTTGTAAATTAATTCATACGGGTGTCTTTTACCATACCCTAGTTTCCTATTCTAGGCCATTAGAAAATTTCTTCTCTAATTTGGTGCACCATATTGATTTATATAAGTTTCTAACAATTGTTTATGTTGTTCAATTATCTCATTATCTACTTTTGAACCTTTTGAGCTATTCTCAATTGCTTTTAATGGACGAAGATTTGTCCAATTATAACAATTAAGAATTTGAATTTCATCTGAAAAATCAAAAGAACTACATGGCTTTACATGATCAAAACTCCAATAACTACCCATATTATCCCAATTCATATTCTCATTAAATTGGTATTCTATCCATTTCTTGAATTCATCAATTGAACATCCAAGAAATTCTAAGGTAGGTTTAGTTTTTAATCGTATATAATCTCGTATTCTTTTATTCATTATGCTTTTTATTCTATAATCAAAATTGTCATGATATCTATTTTTCATATAGGTATTAACCCATATTTTCATTTTATCTTTATTTTTATCATGCCATTCTTTTTTTGCTAAATCCATTTTTTCTTTATTATTTTGATAATATTTAGCTTTTGATTCTTTTGATTGTTCTTTATTTTCATCATACCATAATTTTACTTTTTCTTTTATTATCTCTTTATTATTTTCATAATATTCAATGCTCTTTTCTTTTATTTTATTAATGTTAGATTCTCTGTATTTTTTATCTCTAATTGCTTTACATGATTTGCATTCTGGTCTTTTTCCATCTTTTTTATGTATGTCATTTGAAAAAAGATTTATATCTTTAGTTTCATTACAAATTGTGCAAATTTTATTCATGTTTCTCTAATATTATTTATTAATTTTAGTTTAAGCAATATTTTTATCAATATTTTATACGTCTTTACGCAGTTCCCGTCAATTTGGGAGTGTCGCATCATTAACTCATGTGAATTATATTGAATTAATAATACTAGCAATTACTTTTAAATAATTACTTTTTAAGGCCGTTAAAAACAGAAGTTGACCTTGAAGAATGTGATTTGAGGATTACCAGTACGGTTAATCTCTATACTTTCATATAGAGCCGGACTATATCTTAAGCCTTCATTGAGAATTGCTAATTCTCTCAGACCCACTTACATTTAGTCTCTGAACAGCATCCATAGATCTTGCATAACGATCCGTAGGACTTGGCTGCTGATTATCCATTTAAGATTAAGTATATATAATTCTTTTCTAATCTATATCTTCTGTATTTTCACGATACCCAAGTTATTAATCTTGGCCATTAAGATATTTCTATCTTAACTTCGTAACAGAAGCTTTAGGAATTTCCAGCAATTTGAAAGTGTTGCATTAATTTCAATATTATATTAGAAATTAACACTAGCGGTTGTGAATGCAAATTGAGGGTGGAAATCAATTTACAATGTATATCACTAACTGAATTATCTAAAGAACCTATACATATGTTCTTTAGCAGACCGCTTTTCTACCCAACTAGTTTAGGTATACGTCTTGAGCGCCATAAGCTACGAGTTGAACTAAGCCACCACCCATTTTTTAGTATATAACTATGTTTCAGAAAATAATTTTTCAAGAATTAACCCCAAATTAATAAAAAATTAATTAAATTTAATTAAAAATTAATTAAAAACTAAATGTTTTTCTGGAGGATCAGACTTTTATTATAATTATTATAATTAATTCATCATATATCATCTAGATCATAATCATCATAAAATAATTATTTAAAATATAAGTTCAATATGATTTTCATCCAAAAAATAACTTAAAATTTTATTCAAACGTAATACATTTTTCTTTTCTACTTAAATCTTTTTCTTGTAGTATAATATGTCCACATTTAAGGAAAAAACTACCAAATATTCTTCTTTTGTAAATAACAAAAATAGAAAAAAACAAGCAAATATTCAAGATACTGTTGATATATGTCACAATAAAATGATGGATACGTTTCAAAAAAACCATAGTGGTATAGATAAATGGACTTTAAAAATAAATAAATACAAGCAAGAGATAGAAAAAATTAATTCTCTTGAACCTAGTTTAGACAATTCTAATAAAAAAAAATTATTCGAAGAAAAAGTAGTAATGTTAGAAAAAAATATCAAAGAAATTAGTACAAATCATGATGAACTAGATTATTTTTATAATACTATGGATATTCTTGTTAACTATTATGATACAGATCCTAATACTTCTAATAAAGCTACTTTATTAAATGACTATCTTAAAATTACTAATCAAACTACGAATAAATTATCACATAAAACTATCCTAGAGTGCCCTGAATGCCAAACAGAAATGACAGTTCATCAACATGATGGTCTAATAGTATGTACTGTTTGTGGTCGTTCTAATGATATATTATTAGACACGGATAAACCAAATTATAAAGAACCCATTCAAGCCAGTAAAAACTATACTGCATATAAAAGAAGAAATCACTTAAATGAAAGAATTAACCAATTCCAAGCGAAAGAAACAATTGATATTCCTCCAGAAATTTATGAAGAAATTAAACAAGAAATTAAAAAATTAAGATTAGATAATGACAGTATTAATCACAAAGTAATGAGAGATATTCTTAAGAAATTAGGCCATAATAAATATTATGAACATATTACACATATTATTTGTTTCTTAACTTGTAAGTTACCTATTACTATTTCCCGTGAAGCTGAACATAAGATAGATATGATGTTTGAAGAAATCCAAGAACCTTTTGAATTGTATAAACCCAAAAATAGAAAGAGTTGTTTGAACTATAATTACTTGATGCACAAGTTTTTTGAATTGCTTGAATTAGATGACTTTTTAGTTTATTTTCCTTTGTTGAAAAATAGAGATAAGTTGCAGGAAGTGGATGCTACATGGAAACAGATCTGTGATCATCTAAATTGGGAATACTTCCCATCGGTGTAAAAATTTTTTGGAACTTTTTCACCATAATTAAAAAATAATAAAAATCAATAAAA